CTTACGATCGTCGGGTTTGCGTTATTGGAACTTGGCGAAGGTGATATTATCGGGCCGTTAATCACGCAAATTGATTTTCCTGGGCCTGGGTATATTCACCAGACACCTTCCATTGTTCAGTTGGGTGCGTTTGAAAATGATGCGCCGACAGCTGAAGTTATCGAGGCGAGTGGTTCTATTGAAACATCATCTTCCATGTCCGCAACGGTGGCTGTTCATTCTGCTCATGTTCAATTGAAGGATTTGTGCAACCTCGCATCTATCGAAGATATGGCAGCGATGGCAGGGCAGTTAATTGGTAACGCCATCATCGTGCGTAAAGACCTTGATTTAGTAACGCTCTTCAGTGGATTTACTACTAATCAAGGCGGGGTTACGACAACAGCAGGTATCGCACCCGCAGATCTCTATGACGCTTATGGTTCATTGAGATTGTATCATGCACCATTACCTTATCATCTGGCATTGAACCCTCAGCAGATTTGGAACTCAGTTGGATTAGTCGCTTTGTTCGACAACTCAGCTGATGCTGTTCAGTCATTCGGAGTAGGGACAGTGGGTGAGGATTGGGCGCGTTCTGGCTTTGCCGGAATGGTCATGGGTTTCAACCTGTGGTCTGACGCGAACATCGTATTTACCACGACTGCTAATTGCTCAGGCGCGGCATTTTCTCGCATGGCAATCAAGCAGGTGTTTAAGCGCGGTTTCCAAGTTGAAATTGAACGCGACACGGCCAACTTAGCAAATAAGATTGTTGGTTCAGAGATTCGCGGGGAGACCTTGCTTCGTAATAGGCATGGTAACGAAATGCAATTCCCGTTACTCAAAACAGCTTAAACTCTTTTAAATAAGAGGAACTGGTGGGCGGGGGCTACAAGCCTCCGTCCACGCAACACAGGAAAAAAGGAGAAGTAGAGATGGCAAAAATAAACGATAAGGAAAAAGTGAACAAGGCAAGACAGCAGGCGTTAGAAGAAGAGAATAAGATACTCAGGCAGAAACTTGAGGATCAGCAGAAACTCGAGCAAGCCAGTCAGGGAGTAATCGGCGACAGGTTATCTTCCGAGATAAGCAACATCCGTAAAAAGGGAAGAGCCACCGGAGGAACTATTACGGTTGTTTCAGGCACTGATTATGTTCCCGTTACCCTTTGGACAAAATGGGGAAAGCCAGTTGGCCCACAACATCCGGACAATGCTATCCAAACTCTGATGAGGTTCGCTGAGGCTGGGATTATATTGTCAGCTACCAAGCCGACCAATGAGCAAAATATTGCCTGGTCTAATTCTCCAGAAGGGAAAGCGTTCTGGAAGAAAGAGAATGAGAAGCGGGCTGCCAAGACGAAATCAAGAAGAGCGGGGAATGTGGAAAAAGTATTAACGGAGATTGCCAGGCTTCAAGGGACAACTGTTGAGGCTATTCATCATATCTCAAGGGCAACCGAGGTTAAAAGTTAAATCATGCCAGTCATCATCGGAGAGAAAAAACAAGCAGGAGAGAACGCCCCTTACTACAAGAGGCAAATCCATTGTCCCGGCCATTACTTTATCCCACCCAAGGTTGATGTTTACCTGCGTGAGCCGGTGGACTTCCTGAAGAATTGCAGCAATGAAGTTGAGCTGGCAGGGAAGCGTTTTAAGATACGCAAGACGCGCATCGCAACAGACAGGTTTGGCAATAAGAGGATTGACTGGAAGAAGCTCTATGATTTGCGCCGTAAGGGAATAGTCCTTAGCCCGACTGTCTCAGCGGCCTGGGCCATAGAGCATATCTACGACCCTAAAGGTTATCTTTGTATGTGTTGCCCTAAATACTGCAAAGAAGGACAGGGGAGAGTTGTTACATCAACAATCAGGAGATTGGTAGGGCTTCCAATGAGAAGATGACAACTATCGCCAAGTCCGCAAGCTCAACCAAGGTTCTTAAATCAAGCGTATCAACCAAAGTAGTCAACAGTAAATATAACAGTTCTGGAATGAATACAACATCGTTTCGCGTGCAAAAAACACCGACACCAGCCACGGATGGGGCGCAGGTAGTCTTTACCTTGCCTGATGCTGAAGAATATGCTTCCGGCCTGCTTGAGGTTTTTCTTGACGGGCTTATGCAGACAAAGGATACGGATTATACAGAGACCTCTGCGTCCACTTTCACGATGGCCTCTGCCCCTGACGCTGATGAGGTGTTAAGAATAAACTACATTAAACAATAAGCGAGGTTTCCTATGAAGCAACAATTCCTTAAAGCCATCGCCGACACCATCCGCATCACCGTCTATGATAAAAACCGCCCTATCATCCCGACTTCTGGAAAGATAACACTCTACACTCCTTCAGGCGGGGTATTGCAGGCACAAGCCAACGCTTCAGTGGATGCGACCACAGGAGAGATGACTTATGCCCTTACAGCCACGCACACCGCTACCGCTGACTTGAATTATAAGGCAGTGTGGGAATATGTAGTCAGTTCGGTTACTTATTACCAAACACAGCTTTTTGATATTGTCAAATCTATCCTTGCCATCCCCATTACTGACGATGACCTTTACAATGAACTTGAGTCTTTAAGAAAGACTAATTTTCAGCAGTCGGCTACAGCCACGGCAGGGGCGGCTGGCTCTATCACCGATACCAAACGCAGGGAAGCGGATGATTTCTGGAAGGGCGGGACGATTGAGATTCTATCCGGCACTGGTATTGGACAAAAGAGAGACATCACCGGCTTTACTCTGTCAACCGGAGTGTTTACCGTAACTCCGAACTGGGGAACTAATCCGGATAACACAAGCGTTTATCTGGTTGTAAAATCATTCAGCAACAAGATACAGGCTGCCTTTGACAAGATTTGCACTATGCTTTACGACAAAGGCAAAAGACATCAGCTAATCTTGGAAAGCTCGCAGATCACCGTCCCCCTGACTTATCTGACTATTCATATATTAGCATTGGATTTTATGGATGAGGAAAGGGATAAATGGGACAGGATTGCGACTATTTATGGTGAGAAGTTTGAGAAGGCATTTAACACTATGAAGCTTGACTACGATGAGGATGAAAGCGGCGCGATTGATGAAAGCGAAACACAGAAGGGCGCGGCAGAAATCAGAATCGGGAGGGCATGATGGTCTGGAAATGTAAAGGCAGGAAGCCAAGGAAATAAATGTTTAACTTCTTGACAGGCGTATGCGTAGGTATTCTATCCATGCTGTTTTTAAGCTGGATATTGGAAAAGAGAAAAAAGGACTGACTTGGATAAGCTCATCAATGCCCATATTGATATGATGGAGGAACTTGAACGCCAGCTTGATATCATTATTGAGCAGGAGGTATCGCAGATTAACATTGACTTGATTATTGCATCTCCGCAGGAAGAGTTAACGAGAGTTGCCGGCAATATCAAGCGTATTTTCTTGGATGAATATGCTGACAAGGCGATTGAACTTGGATTTGAGTTGGGCAGGAAAATAAAGAAAGCGATTGAGCAGGATAAGACTATCAAGGTTGATGATTCTAAAGACCCTAAATTAAATGCTACAGGCGAAGATAATAAACAGGATTAAATTCCCAGAGATAAACCTACAAAGCACTTTAGAGGAGATTGCGGAGAGGATTATTATTCAAGATATTAAAGATGGGATTGCGGCAAGCAGGGCGATAACCGGAGGAAGTTTGCCTGACAATGAACCCGCTACTAAGAAGCGAAAAGGCAATAAGCCTCCGTTGATTGACTCCGGCGAATTAAAAGAGTCTTTTTCTTATAGGCCTGTAGGAAAAAGCAAAGTTGTTATAAGTATTGATAGCGGAAGAAGAAGAATAGGCGGCTACCTGCAAAATGACGGGATAACAACAAAAAGTGGAGTTAAATATTATCGCTTCTTTGGCATTTCCAAAGACGCCTTTGACAGAGCGATGAGATACGCAGAAGCAAAGGTTAAAGAGATAACTAAATCCAGATGATAGATTTAAATAAAGAGATTACCAGAAATGGCATTGATAAGGAGTTGGAGACACTTGAGATTGTCTTAGCCGCTAAGATTGGCCGGACTGCTTTAACCTTAGAAGAATATGTCCAGATGAGGTTATCACAGGGGGCGACGCTTGAGATTATCCGCGCTGACCTGATCGTTGACCTTAAAGAAGGTGGCAGGATATTCGGAGAATTTAAAAACGCGCTCCAGCCGACATTTGCCGGTTCAGTGAACCGCTTTCGAGATATTGGGGAGTTAGCTGAGACAGGCATATCCGCGACTTATCGCTGGGTGGCGGTGTTAGTCAATACCTGTCCTGACTGCATAGAGAGGCATAATCAAATCAAGAGATGGGAAGAGTGGGAAGAGGAGGGCCTGCCGCGCTCAGGAGCTACAGTATGCGGGCAGAACTGTAAATGTATCTTAGTCTCAGCAGAAGCGGTTGAGTTACAGCCAATTAAAAGAGGTTAATGATGGCGAACTATCAAACAGTTAAAGAAGGCATTGCATTATTGCTGAACGCATTAGGTTATATGGAGGCATCCAAAATAACTGAGTTTAAAAACGCTCCTGTGCATGAGTATGGTAACCGCTATATCCTGAAATGCTTGTCAGGCGAAAACCAGAATAATACCATTATTGACCGTTTTGATGATATGCAGGAATGGCAGGTGCAGATTGCCTTTGAGCGTTCAGAGCAGAACGACATCATCCAGTATGATGTGGCGCACAGGGCAAAGGACGCCATTATTAAGAGTTTGGATAAACCATCTAATTGGACTTCATTCGTGAAGATTCTAAAATACAATAGCTGGGAATTAGTTGAGACTCCCAACTATTTTATCATAGACATACGGTTAGAAATTATTGATGAGTATATACATAGCTAAAGGAGAGAAAAAATGTATACAAAGAAAACAACACTTTGGGCCAAAATTGAAACAACTCCAGGGTCGGATATAACACCTACAGCAGCGGCCAATGCTGTTATTGCTTTTGATGTTGATTTATCCGTTAAGGCAGACATGAAGGAACGCTACCCAGGGCAGGCAGACCGTTCGGCCTTTGCTAACATCAGGGGCAAGACATCAGTTGACCTTAAATTCACCGTTGAGCTTAAGGGTTCAGGAACGGCAGGAACTGCGCCTCGCTGGGCTCCGTTGTTAAAGGCGTGCGACAGGTTGGAGACAGCCAACACAGGGACAAATTGTATTTACACGCCGGCCTTGGTTAGTCAGACCTGCACCATTTGGGTTGACATTGACGGTATCACGCACAAGTTAGCTGGTTGCGCCGGTGATTGTGAGATTGACCTTACATCAGGAGAAGTGCCTAAACTAAACTTCACCATGTCCGGCATTTATGTCTTGCCTACAGATATAGCAGTAGAGGCACAGACTTATGACACTACCGTTCCAGTTATCGTCAAAGGCACAACCACGACCTTTGGTTCATATGCGGCCATCATTGAAAAAATACTCTTAAGGTTCGGGAACTCGGTGGTTGAACGGACAAGCATTAATAATGCGGAAGGGATACTTGCTTTCATGGTAGGCAACCGCAATCCTTCAGGCGTGATGACCTGCGAAGCGGTGTTAAGGGCTACGACTAATGCCGACTTCTGGAGTTATTTTGATACAGGAGCTACCAAGGCATTAAGCTTGGTTTTGGGAGCTACAGCAGGAAACATTTGCACCATCGCTGCGCCAGTCTGTAAATTAGCTGCACCAAAATACGGTGATCGGGATGGCTTACGCACCATGGAAATTGAGTTCCAATGCGCAAGAAGTGCAGGTAATGATGAGATTACTTTGACGCTTACAT